ATAACAAGACTAACAGAATAACCTATGAGGAGGTTATCAATGATACAAGACCTATACAAACAAAAAAGGTCCTTGGAGTTGAAGTGGGAACAGGAGCATCTATCTAATGGTAGATACACTCTTGAGATGGTCCGAATCGATGACAAAGTTAAAGAAGTCATCACAAAGATCAAACTGGAAGAAGCAGTTATTGCCCACAAGCAGAATACAATTGAAGGTGCTGCTCCGCAAGTTTCTGTAGCTACTTAATTAAAAAGCTACATCGTTGGAAAACATCATCCGCACTACACACTCTCTTGCACTCTATTAAAAACTAGTATATAAAAAACATACTATACAATTAAAATCAGAGCATAGACGCGTATAGTCGACGGCCTAAGACTATGTTCGGAAATAGGAGGACTTAATCATGGCAAATTCAACTTTTTCAGGTCCAATACGATCTGAGAGCACAGTTAAAACAGTAAGTAAAAACTCTACTACAGGAGCGATTACTGAAATTATCACTATGGGTGATGCACCTGTAGCATTAGGAGATGAAGACAAAACTCTTGACGCTGCAACACACAGTGGAAGAACTCTTGTAGTTCCTGCACTTGCTGCTAATAGAACAATTACGTTACCTGCTCCAGTAGCTGGTCAACAATATAAATTAATCTATGGCGGTGCTGCAGAAGAAGCAGAAAATTTAATTATAGTAACACCGGGAAACACTAACTTTTTCATTGGTGGTATTGTTCACTTAGATTCTAATGCTGATAACGTATCAGTTTATTCTGATGGAAACTCTAACTCACAGCTAACTCTTACAGACTTTGGTTTATTTGAGATTAATATTTTAGCTAAAGATAGTACAAACTATTATATTTGGGGTTACCAAGAAGGTGCTGACGTACCTGCATTCGCAGATCAATAATAATAATTAATGTGTGGGCCTCCGGGCCCATACTTAATTTAACGGAGAATATAAATTTATGAAAAGTGATGTAAAATCAGTTAGAGTTACAGCTACAGGCGCAGTCTTTGCTGGAAGAACTAGACTTAGAGGAATTATTTTAGCATCAGATGCAGGAGGAGCTGGAACTATTATACTTCAAGATAATACAGACAGCACAACTTTGTTTCAAGCTGATGTTCCTAATGGAGATGTTTTTTCAATGAATATTCCTGAAGATGGAATTTTATTTCCAGGTGGAATGAAAGTCTCTACTATTACAAACATAGATGCAGCTACTTTATTGATTGACAAGTAGGAGGTTAAATGGCTAACACTACTTCCGGAACAGTTACTTTCGATAAAAGTTTTGCAGTTGATGATGTGATTGCAGAGGCATATGAACGTATAGGTTCACAAGTAACATCTGGATATCAATTAAAATCTGCAAGAAGATCTCTTAATATCCTGTTTCAAGAATGGGGTAATAGAGGTTTACACTATTGGGAAGTAGGAGATACAAACATTGATCTTATTGAGGGTCAAGCAGAGTATACTTTTTTCAGATCAAGCGCTGACGGAACTTCTTCAGTTACTGTAGGGGGAACTAGTGGATCTAGCACTTTTGGTGTAGCAGATGTACTAGAAGCAACATTTAGACAAAACAGAACTCAAACTACTCAATCGGATTCAGCGATGACAAAGATTGATAGATCAACTTATTCTAGTTTGTCTGGAAAACTATCTAAAGGAACTCCCTCTCAATATTTTGTTCAAAGATTTATTGATAAAACAACTGTCACTGTTTATCCTTGTCCAGACGCAACTGCAGCAACAAAAGATATGCATATCTTTTTTGTGAAAAGAATACAAGATGTAGACAGCACCTATACAGATGCAACAGATGTACCATATAGATTTATACCTTGTATGGTTTCAGGTTTAGCTTTTTATCTAGCGCAAAAATATGCGCCGGATAGAATACAAGCTATGAAACTATATTACGAAGATGAATTAGCAAGAGCACTAAAAGAAGATGGATCTTCTTCTAGTACATTTATAACACCAAAAACTTATTATCCGGGAACTTAATGGCACAAGCAAGGGGAAAATACGCAAAAGCAATATCTGATAGATCAGGAATGGAATTTCCATATAATGAAATGGTTAAAGAATGGAATGGTCATTTAGTTCACATATCAGAGTTTGAGCCAAAGCATCCACAATTAGAATTAAGATCTAGATCAGGAGACGCACAAGGTTTATTTAATGCGAGACCTGATAGAACAGAAAATGAAGTTGCTAGAGTCTTGGGACCTGATCCTTTTCAAACAATATCAGCCTCATCTGGTATTATAAACGTGTTTGAAAAATCTCATGGTAGATCTACAGGTGATACTGTGAGATTCAGAGGACCTATATTCACAACTTCTGATCCAGATGCTTTTCAAAATCCTAAAGACTTTGATGGTATCACAGGATCTAATATTGCAAAAGCTGCAGGATATTCTATTACGATTGGTAAAAGAAATTCTGGCGGTGATATATCTAACACTACAGATTTCTATCACTTTACAGTAGACACAGATACTGCTACAAGTGGAGAAGTATCAGGAGGAGGCAACAATTGTTCGGCTGGTCCGGCAACGTTGACAGCATAGTATGGCAGGATTAAGTGCATCAGGATTAAAAACACAGATAAGAAGTTATACTGAAGTTAGCTCTACTGTATTATCTGATAGTGTATTAGAAAACATAATACTAAACGCACAATATAGAATTTTTAGAGATGTGCCTATTGATGCAGATAGAAAAACAGCTACAGGTAATTTTACATCTGGAACGGGCACTGTAACTGTGCCAGCAGGGGCTGTTTTTGTTAGAGCAGTGCAAGTTTATACTGCAACTGGATCTACTTTTACCGGTGCTAATGTATATTTAGAGAAAAAAGATATTACATTTTTAGAAGAATATATTTCAGCAACCACATCTACTGGAACACCAAAATATTATGCAATGTTAGATACAGGAGCAACTGGAGAAAGTTCTTCAAACTCTGGATCTATAATTGTATCACCAACACCAAGTGCAACATTTGCATACAAAATACACTACAACGCAGCGCCAGCATTATTAGAAAATGATGATACTAATTATATTAGTATGAATTTTCCAAATGGTCTGCTATATTGTTGCCTAGCAGAAACTTACGGTTTCTTAAAAGGTCCAGCTGACATGCTGCAATTATACGAACAGAAGTATCAACAAGAAGTACAAAAATTTGGAGGAGAACAAATAGGTAGAAGACGGAGAGATGATTATACAGATGGTACAGTCAGAATTCCAGTCAACTCACCAACACCTTAAGGATTAAATTATGGCATCAACATTTTCAGATCTTGGTATAGAACTAATGGCAACCGGCGAAAATGCCGGTACATGGGGTGATAAAACTAATACCAATTTACAAATAGTAGAAAAAGCAATCGCTGGTTATGTAGAAAAATCTGTTGCTGGCGGAGCACAAACAACAGCTTTAACAATTACAGATGGTGACACAACTGAATCAACATCTGTTGCAAGACATGCAGTAATAAAATTAACAGGTACAATCACAGGTAATCAGATTGTTACTGTTCCAGATTCAATAGAAAAAGTTTATATTGTAGTTAACGGCACAACGGGTGCTCATACTGTACAATTTAAAACTGCATCAGGAACAGGTATAACTTTTGGTGCATCAGATAAAGGAACAAGATTAGTTTTTTCTGATGGAACAAATATAGTTGATGCAGGCGGAAGCGTTGGAGCACATGATTTAAATGGTGAGGTGTTAACATTAGATGCTGATGCCGATACAACAATTACAGCAGACACAGATGATCAAATAGATATTGCAATTGCTGGAGCAGATGATTTTAGATTTACAGCAAATACATTTACAGCATTGTCTGGAAGTGGTGTTGTTATACCTGATGGAGGACTTACTTTAGGAAGCACAGCAGTTACTTCAACAGCAGCAGAATTAAATATTTTAGACGGTGTAACATCAACTGCAGCAGAGTTAAATATATTAGATGGCGTAACCTCAACAGCAGCAGAATTAAATATTTTAGATGGCGTAACCTCAACAGCAGCAGAATTAAATATCTTAGACGGAGTAACTTCTACAGCAACGGAGTTAAATATTATTGATGGTAATACATCAGCTACATCTACAACAGTCGCTGACGCAGATAGAGTTGTATTAAATGATAATGGTACAATGGTTCAAGTTGCAGTTACAGATTTAGCTGCATACTTTGATGATGAGATTACAGCAATGCCAAACCTTACATCAGTTGGCACACTTACAACTTTAACAGTTGATAACATAATTATTAATGGAACTAACATAGGTCATACATCTGATACAGATGCGTTAGCTATAGATTCAAGCGGTAATGTTACAGCCTCACAAAATTTAGTAGTAACTGGAGATCTAACTGTAAATGGAACTACAACAACAGTTAATAGTACAACAGTTACAATTGACGATCCTATCTTTACATTAGGTGGAGACAGCGCACCAGGTTCAGATGATAACAAAGATAGAGGTATAGAATTTAGATATCATAATGGCTCTGCAGCAAAAGTTGGTTTCTTTGGTTTTGATGATAGTACTAGTAAATTTACTTTTATAGCAGACGCATCTAATTCTTCCGAAGTATTTAGCGGAAGTGCAGGCGATGTAGCTTTTGGTGAAGTTGTAGCGACCTCTTTAGATATTAGTGGAAACGCAGATATTGATGGCACATTAGAAACAGATGCTTTATCTATAAATGGCACAACAGTTACTTCAACAGCCGCAGAGTTAAACATATTAGACGGAGTTACTTCCACAGCTGCAGAATTAAACATATTAGATGGAGTTACTTCAACAGCCGCAGAGTTAAACATATTAGACGGAGTTACTTCTACAGCTGCAGAATTAAATATTTTAGATGGAGTAACATCTACAGCTGCAGAGTTAAATTTAGTTGATGGTATTACAGCAGGAACTGTAAGTGCATCTAAAGCAGTAATAGTAGACTCTAATAAAGATTTAACTGGACTTAGAAACCTAACTATATCTGGAGATCTTACAGTATCTGGTGATGATATTACTATGGGTACAAATACTGCAGGTAATTTATTAATTGCAGATGGTACAAACTTTAATTCGGTAGCAGCAACTTCATTATCAGAAATATCTACAGTTGCTAATGATGATGTATTCATAGCAGTCGATACTTCAGGTGGTGGTCTTAAAAAAATTACAAGATCAGCTATAGTAGCAGGACTTGCTACATCTGGTGCAATATCAAATTTATCAGAAGATTCAACACCACAATTAGGTGGTAATCTTGACATGAATGGTAATGATATTGTTACTACTTCAAACGCAGATATAGAATTAGCACCAAATGGTACAGGTCATGTAACCGTTAAAGGTAATGATAATCCAGGTGCAATTCAATTTAA